AAATTTCTTTTAACACAAACTCTGTTACACCTGGTTATCTATATGAGTTTAGTGGTAGTGTTAAACTTCAAGACGAATTAAAAGTAGATGGGTTTACTATATTATCACAAGTGACGTCAAGTTTTAACAACGATATTGAAGCCTCCGCAGCGGGTGTCCCATTACAGGGTCTTTATAGAAGTGGTAGTTTTGTAATGATTAGATTAACATAATATTTATAAAATATGGAATTTTACATTAGACAGGGGGCATCAGACCCAATATTAAAAATGAAATTAATCGATGATGCAAAAAACGATAAATCCTCGTTTAATGATTTATTGGAAAATTCTGATATAACCTTTGAAATGTATGATCACAAAACAGGGGAACCTCATATTTTAAATGGTGAATGTTTGTTAACGACAAGAACTAAAAAATATGATCAAACAACATTAGAATATTATATAACATATAGATTTACTGAGGCTCAAACTCAAATATCTGGAAAATATGAGGGTAAGGTTATTGTACAATTTTTAGATACTAATTCAAATCCAACAACAAAACTTATTCTACCAATAAAAGAAAAGTTATATATCAATATTATTTAATTTTTTTATTTCCATAAAATTTCTTATTTTTACTGAGTAAAGGCTAACTACCAGCTTGCTGGTAAGCTAATGTGTCAATTTAAACAGTAAAAACATGCAAGAGGTTATTTCTCAGGAAGTTATAGAAAACTTCCTAAATGGTTCAGATCCAGAAAAGTATATCGTAGGTATTGAATACGATTACAAATCAAACACAATTTTTAAGATTATTCAAGACCCAGAACACGGAAAGTATTTTATTGAAGATACATTTGTACCGTTTTTGTGGGCTGGGGACTTAACAGACTTTAATTTTTATGGCGGTAGTAAGTCTCTACAAAAAAAGAAAATGACCGAATATGGTATAGTTTCAGTAAAACTGGAGACCGGTGGTAATGAAAGACTAGAAGCTGGATTAAAATATCTAGTTAAGAGTATAAAGGGATATCGCGAATTAATTTCTTTTTTTAAGGAAGGTGGTATAGACCCTTGGGGTGATAAATTTAAATCTCAGTTTCAAATATTATCTATTGCAGAACAATACTTGATTCAAAAAGGTAAAAGATTGTTTAAAGGTTTTGAGGATTATTCAGATATACACAGATTGGTATATGATATTGAGACAACTGGTTTAGACCCAGAAAAAGAAAAAATAATTTTGATTGGTCTTAAAGATAATCGAGGTTATAGAAAACTTTTAAATGCTTTTGGCGAAGATGGTGAAAAAGAATGTATTATACAGTTTTTTGAGATTATTAAAGAACTAAAGCCTACAATTATTGGTGGATATAACTCAGCTGCTTTTGACTTACCTTTTATTTTAAAAAGAGCTGAAATACTTGGTGTTGATGTTAGGGAATTAACTAAAATTTTTAATAACCAACCAATAAAAGTAAAAGAAGGTAGTTTGAAATTAGCTAATGAAGTTGAACCATATACACAATATGTTATGTGGGGATTTAGCACTATCGATATTGCTCATGCTGTTAGACGAGCACAGGCTATTAACTCTGAGATTAAATCTTGGGGTTTGAAGTATATTACAAAATATTTGGAAAAAGAAAAATCAAATCGTGTTTATGTTGATGGTGCGTTCATATCAAAAATATATCTTGATAATGAAAGTCACTACGTTAATTCCAAAACAGGTAACTATAAGAAAATTGGCGAGCCCGGTACTGAAGGTCTTTTAGAAAAGTATCCAGGAAAGTTTGAAATATGGCCCGGTAGAAAAATTGTTGAACAATATCTTGACGACGACTTGTATGAAACAATGATTGTTGATGATTCTTTCTCACAATCAACATTTTTGTTATCAAAAGTTATCCCAACAACATATGAAAGAATTGCAACAATGGGTACCGCAACTCTTTGGAAAGTATTAATGTTAGCATGGAGTTATGAAAATAATCTTGCAATACCATTAAAGGATGAAAAAAGATCAATAACTGGTGGATTGTCTCGTTTGTTAAATGTTGGTTACTCTAAAAACATTGTTAAGTTTGACTACGCTTCACTATATCCATCAATCCAACTTGTTTATGATGTGTTTCCAGATTGTGATATCATGGGTGTTCAAAAATCAATGTTAAAATATTTTAGAAATGTTCGTATTCTATATAAAAGATTGGCTGGTGAGTTAAAGGATAAAGATCCACAACAATCTGAAATGTACGATCGTAAACAATTACCAATTAAGATTTTTATTAACGCATATTTTGGATCATTATCAGCGCCACAAGTATTTCCATGGGCTGATATGAATATGGGCGAAACCATTACATGTACCGGAAGACAATGTTTACGCATGATGATTATGTTCTTTATGAAGAAAGGATATAAACCTCTTGTAATGGATACGGACGGCGTAAACTTTGAAATGCCTTCTGATATAGAAACACACAAATATATCGGTGTTGGTAATAATGAAATGGTTGAATCTGGTAAAGAGTATTCTGGTGTTGAAGCTGATACGGCAGAGTTTAATGATATTTTTATGAGGAATGAGATGGGTTTAGATATTGATTATACAGCACCCGCATGTATTAACATATCTAGAAAAAATTATATCATTAAGCTTATAAAAAAGGGTAAAGAAAAAATTAAACTAACCGGGAATACAATTAAATCAAAAAAGTTACAATCATATGTTGTTGACTTTTTAGATGAGGGTTTAACTCATTTGCTTAATGGTGATGGTGTAGAATTTCTAAATCTATATTATGATACGATTGAAAAAATCTACAACAAACAAATGCCATTAGAGAAAATAGCAAATAAAGCGAGAGTTAAACAAAGTGTTGAAGAATATAGAAAACATTGTCAGAAGACTACTAAGTCTGGGGCGACTATGTCAAGGCAAGCACACATGGAATTGGTTTTAAAAAATAACTATCCAGCAACACTTGGCGAAACAATCTATTATGTTAATAATGGTGAGAAAAAAACTGATGGAGATGTTCAAAAAGTAACAAAGCCAACAAAAAAACAAAACGAGAAGTTTTTGGAAGAATATGGTAGACCTATGCCAGCAGGATACATTCAAATAAATTCTTTTATGATTACTGAAAAAGAATTGATGGATAATCCAAATATGACTGGAGATTATAATGCTTCTAGATATATTAGTATTTTTAATAAAAGAATAGAACCTCTTCTTGTTGTTTTTAATCCTGAAATTAGAGAAGATATTTTAATTGAAGATCCAAAAGACAGAGTTTATTTCACAAAAAAACAATGTGAGTTGGTTTCAGGGTATCCTCTAAAGGCTGAGGGGCAGGATAGCCTAGATGAAGTTATGACATTATCAGACGGTGAGGTTATTTTTTGGAATAAAATTAATAAAGATCCGTTCTTTATGTATGTTGAAGACAGTATCGAACATGTTGACCAAAGTTGGGTTGAATACAATCGAAAGGTTGTCAAATTCCAGGAAAAAAGTGTTAAGGATACTGTGGATGATGATGACACTATCGAAAGAAATGCACACGATTATGCATTTCATGCATCAATACCGGTAGATTAAATAACATTAAAAGGATTTGGCATGGCTCTATATTTTAGAGCCTTGTTTAAATTCTCTGCTTCACTACCCTTTCTCTCAAGCATTTTATCTGGACGAAGTCTTTCTAATCGTAACATTAATTCTTCGTTCAGTTTTAATCTTTCGTCTTTTGCTTCGGTTAATAATGAAGTATAGTCTAATTTAACATCACTATCGGGAACTTTTAAATCACCAGAGAATTTACCATAAATTCTACCCAGAGTTTCTTTACAGTAACTTGTCAAATATTTTCTAACCCAGTTTTGGGCTGGTCGATTTAATTCGTCCCAAGTAAGTTGTTCTGTCATAACATCAGAAGGTAGTTTTACAACGTCTTTGTTTTCATCTAAGCATGTATCTCTATCCATTGTGTCATAGTACCAATACCAAACTCTAGTATTACTTTGAATTGAACCAAAATCAAATTTACCACCAGGAACATTTGCTAAGTGAATGTATTTTGTTCCGTTAGGGCCCGCTGTTATTCTATATGTTAAATCACCACCAATTAAACGGTTTTTAATATTTCTATCTTGCATTCTTAATAAAAGGTCAAATGCCGGTAACATAAAATATGAGCCGGAAGCACCGACCTGTGCAAAACCACCAACACCACCAAATCCAACACCGCCTAAGCCACCAAATCCACCTATAAATGGATCTACAATAGAGTCTGTTAATTCAGCTCTAGTAAACCAAAGAAGTTCGTTTATTTCTCTTCCAGCGGGTACTTGATACATTTGAGTACCTCCGCTAAGTGTTATGTAGTCCTTTTTTAATTCCCAGTTACCTCCAGCTTGTAAACCAACGATTTTAGAATATGCATGTGAGTATTGTGTTTCGTAATCTAAACTTCTAGTTGTAAAAGCCCTACTTAAAGATTGAGTATCTACATCCAAACCAACAAGAGCTGACCATTGTGACTCTATTAACCAATCATTAACTAATTGTTCGTATTCATTAATAGACATTTCAACAAACGAATCCATTTGTTCTTCAGTCAATTCAACGCCTCTAATGGGCATTCCAAGCAAATGTAAAACTTGGGTATATAGTTTGTCTTTTTCCGTAGCACTAATTACTGTACTCATTAAATTCTTCTTTATATAATAAATACATAAATTAGAACAAATCTTTCAGTAATTCTTTAGCAAAGGTATCTCCGAATTCTCCATCCCCCATAACTTGGTCGATAATTCCTTTTTTCTTTTGTAAAATATTATAAATTTGCATTTCTATAGTATTTTCAAAAACAGGATAATACACAAGCACGCTGTTTTTTTGACCATAACGATATGCTCTATCTTCGGCTTGGGAATGATGGGCCGGGACGAATGAAAGATCGTTCATTATAACAGTTTCTGCTGCAGTTAACGTAATTCCGACACCACCTGCAATTATATTTGAAATAAAAACTTTTACTTTATCGTTATTTTGAAACTTGTCAACACTTTCTTGTCTTTTTTCTTTACTCATTCTACCATCTAATACAACTGAATTCTTTTTATATTTTTGATGAATTTCATCAAGCGTTGCAGTGAAATTAGTAAAAACAATTACTTTCTTATCTTGTTCAATGAATTTGTCAATTAACTCACAAGTGTATGGAACCTTTTCAATAGCGATTAATTGTCTAATTTTCATCAATCTATTTAAAGTAACACTAATACTTTCATTTTGCCTGTTTTCTTTGGTTATCCTCATAAAATCTTCCAATTCATCATCATAAAAAGTATTTTTTAACTCAAGATAAACCGGAGATATAATTTTTTCGGGTAAATCTAATATATCCGTTTTCATTCTTCTTAAAACAAGATTTTTAGTTTTTTCCCTTAATTCATCTAGATTAGATGCGCCACTCGTATTCCAAACTTTTCTTGTACCTACTTTAAATTGATAACCAGCGCAATATCTTCTAACATAACTTTGCCAATTTAATGCCAATGGAGAACCAACAATATTCAATAAATTATAATAGTTAATTGGTCTAGATGTCATTGGTGTTCCGGTTAATAACCAAACCTTTGGTATTTTATCTAGAATATCGTTTAATAACTTTGTTCTTTGAGCGGTTGAGTTTGATATATAGTGAGCTTCATCAACTATGGCTAAATCAAAATTTTCATTTGTTATTAATTTATATGCCTCACTATCTTCAGATTTATCTGTAGTATGAAAGTTTTTTAGAATATCATAATTGATGATATAAAAATCGAACGTTGATCCCCATTTTTTACCTTCAATTAATAATATCCTTCTATTTGTATAGTTTTTAATTTCTCTTTCCCAGTTTATTTTTAAAGATGCTGGGCATACAATTAATATTTTTTTTGAGCCACTTTCCAAAGCAGCAATAACCGCGGCAGTAGTTTTACCAAGACCCATATCATCAGCTAAAATAAATCTATCGTTTGCCAATAGTTTTTCAATTGCCGTTTTTTGGTGTTCCATTGGTGGTCTAACATCGTATGGAGAATAATCAATTTCGCGATTTAATTTTTTTTCTTCTTGTACAATAGCCATTTTTGGTATCCAAAAAGAATGCAATTTTTCGTGTTCTAAAACTTTACCCCATATATGATATGCTTTATCTGTTTCACAAAGCAACTTTTCAACCCAAATTTCCTCTGGGATTCTTGGTAAGAATTTTTCTTGACTTAACTTTTCAGCAAAAGATTCAAATATCTTAACGTGTTTCCTAGCTACTTTAGGAATGGTTTTTTCATATTTTATAATATAATCAGCCTGAGTCCTTGTCAGGTTAAAAACGTCGTTTTCTAATAATTTTCTTTTTAAATCAAGCAAATGATTGTTTGATCCAGAATATGAAAATAATATTTCTTTCGCAACTATTTCGGGTATTTTAGTTTCCATATTATCTATAATATAACTAAATCCAAACATAAATTAAACTATTTATTGTTATGGATAATAAACTACCAATAAGTAGATTAAGTAAATTTTTCTCTCAGGAAGACTTTGATTTTCAAATAAATGTTGGTCAAGAATACCTTCATGGTGATATTAATATGAAACTAGTACTTTATCGTGTTGATAGACAAAAGACCGATAAAGACGATGTTTATGGTGAGGTTGGCTTAGATGATATTAAATATTTCCCACCAATTGAGTTTAATGCTTTGGTTAAAATTGAGGAACCTAAAAATAGTGGTTATAAGGGCGGTATGTTAAGATACCTTGAGCCAGGTAATCTAACTCTTTCTGTTTATTTGAAACATTTACAAGAATTAGGTATTGACATAAGTTATGGTGATTATATTGGATATCCAGAATCTGAGGATAAAGTTAGATACTATACAGTAACTAATGACGGTAAGGTTACGTCTGATAATAAACATAATTTATTTGGCCATAAACCATACTACAGAACAATAACTTGTGCTATTGCTCAAAATCAAGAATTTAGAGGGGTATAAAATGAAAATATTAGTAAAAGAAAATCAATATAATTTACTGATGGAACAAGTAGGTCTCGCAGACTTTATGAGTAAGGTAAGTGAGGTATATCCCGATACTGTTTATGCGATGGACAAAATATCAGATTTTATAAAAAAATCAAATTGCCAGAGAATTGAATTTAGGGACTTCAATTACCCGGCTGCGGGGGTTTCTTTACATGATAGAGTGTTAATTAATAATAATGTACTTCGTAGCGATTTTTCATTTTTTTTATTTGTTCTCTTTCATGAAATAGCCCATCAATATCAATTTAAAAAATATGGTATTGATGTGATGTATAAAATATATACTGGTGAAATTAGTCTAGATAAAGCCGCAAAATTTGTAAAAGATGTTGAAGATGTTGCTGATGAATTTGGTATTAGAAAAGTCAGACAAATACAATCATTATACGGTGATAAAATAAAATTAAATTCATCCAGTTTAGTTAAACCATATAAAAATATGCCGTTGAGTACCCTTAAAAACATGATTAGTCATATAATTAATCTACTTAAACAGAATAATTATAAAGACATAACGGATATATCAGAAATAATGTATAATCATATTAAGAAATAATGTCAATACCTAAAAGAAAAACCAATATAGAGATCTATAAAGGAAAACAGTTAACTGAAAGAAGACAGGAATTGTTAGAAAAAATAACAAAATCAGATACCTATCTTCCCGATTCTGTTTTGCATGATGATTTAGATCTAGGAATGTTGGATTTTGTTAAGAAAAATTTTGTTGTGGTATCTGATGGTAATAAAATACCAATAATACCAAAAATATTGACAATACAAAGATGGGCTCAGATAATGAATACTTGGGAATTTTCAGATTCTGATGGTAATTTACAGGTTCCATTTGTTGGTGTGATTAGGAGACCGGATGTTCAACCAGGTACAAATCCATCAATTATTAGAACTATTCCCGAAAGATTACAGTTTCATTATGCTTCTGTCGCAACATGGAACGGAACACAAATGGGGGCGGATATATATAAAATACCACAACCTGTACCAGTTGACATTACATTTGACGTGACGATAGTTTGTACTAAACTTAGAGAATTAAATAGATTTAATAAAATTGTACTTCAGAAATTTGCATCAAGACAGGCGTACACAATAGTAAAGGGGCATTATGTACCAATTATTATGGATAAGGTTGAAGATAATTCTCCAATAGATCAATTGGATGGACGTAGATTTTATTCTCAAAACTATTCGTTTACTATGTTAGGATTTTTAATTGATCAGGAAGAATTTGAGGTAAAACCCGCTGTTAGTAGATTTTTCCTATTAAATGAGTTTGCTAAAGGAACAAATTATCAAAAAAAATATATTAATAAAACAATTGATATAACGGTAGCAACATTTACTGCCGATGGTATGCAGACACAGTTTAGTGTTGGTGAAAGTATTGGTATTTTGTTTAATGTTTCTATAAATGGTTTGTTGCAAGAGAGAGATATTGACTTTTTCCATATTGCTGGTACATCAAAAATAACATTCCCAACACCACCACTTGAGGGGGATATAATTACTATAACTTATTATAAGGGAAGAAATAGCGTCTTTATAGATAACTACGGAAAACCGGTTCAAGTTGCAACAGAAAACTTTGTTTATAATGGGACAACTCTTGCTTTTACAACGATGAACGCAATTGATAGTGTTGTTTCGTTAGATATCAATGGTCTTGTTGAGGAAGAGGGTGTTGGGTTTAACGTTTCTGGTCAAGCGGAAATTACATTATCTTCAGCACCAGCATTAAACTCTAAAATAGGTGTGACTTACCTATATTAATCTTCATCATATAAATCTGTTTTTTTGATTTTGCAGTTTGCTTCAATCAACTTCTCAATAAATTTATAGATTTTTAATCCGTTTTTTTCACAGTGCTTTTTTAACATTTCATGATGTTTTTCACTGATTTTTATGTTTTTGTTATTGTTTTCCATACTAAAGTATAAATAAAGATAAAAAAGGATAAAATACTATCTAAATACAAAAAATTGAGGAAATCTTTGCTAAAAACAAAGATATTTATTTGATAAGAATAAAAATTTTTAACCAAACATTTATCAATGGCAAATTCAAACAGAATTTTCGTTTCTCCGGGTGTATATACATCAGAGAAAGATTTATCATTCGTGGCACAGAGTGTTGGAGTTACGACACTTGGTTTAGTTGGCGAGACTTTAAAAGGACCAGCGTTTGAACCTATACTAATTTCTAACTTTGACGAATTTAAAACATATTTTGGAGGTACATCACCAACAAAAGACGGTGCTGGTAACCCTAAATATGAATTACCATATGTTGCAAAATCATATTTGCAAGAATCAAATCAATTGTTCGTAACAAGAGTACTTGGTTTAACTGGCTATATGGCCGGTAACACATATGGAATCAAAACATTAGGTGGGGTATCAGTAAATTTAAATGCAACACCAACATCAACAGGTGGAACAATTGATCCTACAGATATGGCTAATGGCGATTTCTATTCTGATTTAACAGGAAAGACATCTACAGAAGGTACTTCTGTTGTATCATTTATATCTGGAAGAACCTATAGTCACAATAACTGGTTTACAATTGGACAAGTTCCAACCAGTTCAACCAGTTCATTAACGGGTACACAACTTTCGTCACCAATCGGATCAAACAATAATAAAAACTGGTACAATACATATTTTACAAAAACAGGCGCAACTGATTCAACAATTGATGGTGTGTACTCATATTTGTTTGTGTATTCAACCGGTACTACAGAATTTACAGTAACAAGATTCAAATATAGTGCATCTTTAAATCAGGATTATGCCGATAAGGTTGTATTAGCTTTAAGATCAAGAGGCTCTTATGCTTCTGAGGTTTTAACACAAAGAGTTACGGGAAGTACAGCTGTACAAATTACAGGTACATCAATTGATGTAAACCCACTATCAGATTTTACATTATCAGTAACTGATATTGATTCTAATGTGAAAACGTTTAATTGTTCATTAGATTCAAGCTCAACAAAATATGTAACAAAAGTTATTGGTAGTGATGTTTTTGATAAAGATAAATTGGCTTTCCCAGTTTATGTTCATGAAGCATATCCTAATTTAGTTGCAAACTTATTTGAGCAAGGATTGATTAGAGGTTTAAGTACAACAGAAGTTGTTGTTGACGATGATGATAATTTCACAACTCAATGGGATACTGCGGCTTCTTCAACAGTTGTTTCTGAAGTTAGAGGTGGTATTGTTTCTGATTTATTTAATATTTTAACAATATCAGATGGCGAAGCATCTAACTTCAATGTTAAAGTTACAATTCAAAATATTGATTTGGAAACTGGTGAATTTGATCTTATTGTTAGAGATTTCAATGATACTGATGAAAATCAAGTTGTATTAGAGAAATTTACTAGATGTTCAATGAATCCAGATGTACCTGGATATATCGCTAGAAAAGTTGGTACATCTGATGGAGAATATGAATTAAGATCTAAACATATTATGTTGGTTATGGCTTCAGACCATCCAACAGACGCTGTTCCTGCTGGTTTTAAAGGATTTACAACAACTAATAATATTGGTGGTGTGACCTTCAAAACAAAATACTATGATGCTGGAGACACATTATATTATGCTGCTAGCGGAGCTGCAGTAACAACAAACGGTGATAAAGTTAGAAAGGTAACTTTAGGTTTTTCAACAAGTGATCATTTTGAATATGATAGAGATATGTTGAAGTTTAAAGGAACTGGAGCATCACAAGCGACATTTGGATTCCACTTATCGACAAATGCTTCAACAATTACTGGATCAACAGGTAACTATTTGTATAAAACAACAGCATATAATTTAGAAGGTACTGATAAAGGTAAATTGAACACAGTTGCAAACCGTAAATTTACAATGCCAGTATTTGGCGGATTTGATGGTTGGGATATTTACAGAAATACAAGAACATATGGTGATGGATATATCTTTGGTAAATCAACATACACTGCCGGTGTAAACGCAGGTGTGTTTAATGCACAGGTGGGTAATTCAGATTACTATGCTTACTTAGCAGGTATTGAAACATTTGCTAATCCAGAAGCAGTTGATATTAACTTATTTGCAACACCAGGTATTGATTGGTACAACAACAGTTCTTTGGTAACACAAGCAGTTGATATTATTGAAAATGATAGAGCCGACTCGTTATATGTGATCAACTCTCCTAATTTCACTACAGCTGATGAGGCAATCGGAGGTTTGGAAGATTTAGGGTTTGATTCTAACTACTCAGCAACTTACTGGCCTTGGATTCAAGTAAGAGATACTGATAATGCAACACAACTTTTCATACCACCAACAGGTGAAGTTTTAAAAAATATTGCATTAACAGATAACGTTTCTTATCCATGGTTCGCTCCAGCAGGTTATTCAAGAGGTTTAGTTAATGCTATCAAAGCACAAAAGAAACTTACTTTGGACGAAAGAGATAGTCTTTACAAAGCAAGAATTAACCCAATTGCAACATTCTCTGATACAGGTACAATTATCTGGGGTAATAAAACACTTCAAGTTAGAGAATCAGCACTTGATAGAATCAACGTAAGAAGATTGCTATTGAGAGCAAGAAAGTTAATTTCTGCTGTTGCTGTGAGATTATTGTTTGAACAAAACGATGAACAAGTAAGACAAGAATTCTTAAGATTGGTTAATCCAATTCTTGAATCAATAAAGAAAGAAAGAGGTTTGTTTGATTTCCGTGTAACGGTATCTAATGATCCAGAAGACATCGATGCTAACACATTGAGAGGTAAGATTTATGTTAAACCAACAAGAGCATTAGAATTCATTGATGTTGAGTTTATCATAACTCCAACTGGAGCTTCTTTTGAAAATATTTAATAAAAAGGGTGAGTTGGAAACAGCTCACCCAAAATAAAAATTTGTAATTAGAATATTAGAACTTAGTTAATTAGTATATTAGAAATTTAGTATTTTAGTAGATTAGTTATTTAGTATTTTAGTAAACTAGTATACTACTTGCAAAAAGCTAAGGAAAAAAAATGACAAAGTCAAATAATTAAAAAAAATATTTGACAATATTTATAAAGAGAATAAAAGAAAAAACATAATTCAAATACAATGGCAGATTTACTAATGAAAATGCCGGTTCCATATGAACCGAAAAGAAAAAATAGATTTATACTTAGATTCCCGTCTTCTTTGGGTATCAATGAGTGGTATGTAACATCTACCTCTAGACCAAGTGCTAAAATCAATGCAACAGAAATTCCGTTTTTAAACACGTCAACCTATGTTGCTGGTAGATTTACTTGGGAAGAGATCAAAGTTACATTTAAAGACCCAATTGGTCCATCTGCTTCGCAAGCATTGATGGAATGGTTCCGTTTACATGCTGAATCTGTAACAGGTAGAATGGGTTATGCAGCTGGATATAAGAAAAACGTAGAACTTGAAATGTTAGACCCAACCGGAGTTGTGGTTGAAAAGTGGATTTTAGAAGGTTGTTTCTTAAGTAGCTTAAACTTTGGTGAATTGAACTATTCTGAAGATGCTTTAGCTTCAATTGATGCTTCATTAAGAATGGATAGATGTATTCAAGTTTATTAATTTTTTAAATTTATATTTTTTACCAACCCATCTCTTTCTAAGAGGTGGGTTTTTTATTTAATTGATTTTCAATTAGTTATAACCATGTTTCCACGTGGAACAATGTTTTATTGATTTTTAAATAAATTATACTTATATTTTATAAAACAAATTATACAACATGGACAATTTTGACCCAACAATATCATACGATGTCGTTCAGCTACCTTCTCAGGGAATACATTATTCAAATGGAAAAAAATCATTAAGAGTAGCGTACCTAACCGCTGCTGATGAAAATATCTTAATGTCTCCAAATTTGATTCAATCTGAAACAGTTATTGAAGAACTATTAAGAAGAAAAATCTTAGATAAAGAAATTTCTTTAGATGATTTGGTTGAAGAGGATAAGCAAGCTATTTTAATATTTTTAAGAAATACAGCATTTGGTAGTGAATATACTGTAAGCTTAACAGATCCAGTAACTAAAAAACAATTCGATGCCCAATTAGATTTATCTGTATTGAAGGTTAAAGACTTCAAGTTAGAAAAAGACTCAAATGGTGAATATACTTTTTTGTTACCTATTACTAAAAAAAATGTGACATTTAAATTTTTAACAAATACACAAGAAAAAGAATTACAAAGTATTAAAGAATCTGGAACAAATGCTGTTATACCAATAAACACAAAAAGACTTGAAATGATGATTAAGTCTGTTGATGGCCAGAGGGACCAAATGGCGATATATCAGTTTATTCAAAATTTACCAATTAAAGATTCTCAAGAATTTAAAAAATTTGTATCTCAAAATAAACCAGGTTTAGACCTAATAGTTGATGTAATCGCCCCGTCAGGAGAAAAAGTCCCAGTAATGGTTGACTTTGGGGTGGAATTTTTTCGTCCCTTCTATGGTATATAAAAAGCATCAAATAGATGCGATACTTTTTCTTTTAAGTAAGGGGTTTACATATAGGGATATTTTAATATTACCAATTCACGAAAGAAATAACATTATAACTGCTTTAATAGAAAATAGTTGATAAAGCTATTTATTAGATATACTATTATATAATGGCAGATTCTAAATCACAATTTTACGACTATTTAACCAGAACGCTAGGTGTTGAGCCTGGCGATGCAACTCAAGCGGCTAATAGATATGAACAAGCATTAAATGAAGTTCGTAGAAGCGCCACGTCCTCATCTTCATCTTCTTCGTCTTCTTCATCAAGTTCTCTTGCTGCGGCATTAGGAGCTGGATTTATAGACCAACAAGTTGGTAAAATAGGTAGAATTAGTACTGATACTGGTACAAAAATAATAGATGCAATAAAAAACAGTGCAAGTCTCAACCCTCTTAAAATCGCTTCTGGAATATTTGATGGCTTATTAAGGGGTACTGAGGCAATATTGAAAGATGTTGCAACTATTGACAAAGAACTTATTGAAAGAACTAGGGGCGCTGGTGGATATGTTGGGGCTATTGCTACAGGAATGGGCGAGTCGATTAGACTTGCGATGTATGACGCACAACAATATGGTGTTGCTACGAATGAAACTCTTGAAGCTTCAGAATCTATGATGAAGGCTTCGGAAAGAATGTCAATTTATAATCAACAAACCATTTCTGATGCCATGGTTGCATCTTTAGCGTTTACAACAAGTTCAGGAAAAATATTAGAAAATGTTGAAAATTTTAGAAATGTTGGTATTGGTTTAGATGGTGCAGCAAAATCTATAACAGAAATAGGTTCAAGATCTGTAGCTCTAGGATTAAGTGCAAAAGCCACTTCAGAAGAATTAGTAAAACAAATAGGTAATTTAAACAAATACGGTTTCCAAAATGGTATAAAAGGGTTAGGTAAAATGGTTCAAGAAGCGCAATCTTTAAAAATCAATATGGATGAAATTTTTAGAGTTGCTGATGATTTATTTGATCCCGATAAAGCTATTAATTTATCAGCTAATTTACAGGTTGTTGGAGGTGCTGTTGGTGATTTAGCAGATCCCATTAAACTAATGTATGATGCAACTAATAACGTTGAATCTTTACAAACAAGTATTATTGGGGCCGCTAGAAGTTTAGCAACATATAACGCAGAACAAGGTAGATTTGAAGTTACTGGTGCTAACTTGAGAAGAGCAAAAGCAATGGCAGAAGCACTTGGCATATCAATGGGAGAATTAACAAACATGGCGGTTAAAGGTGCTGCTAAATTTGAAGCAATGAGTGAGCTTGACATGTTTCCTAGTTTAACTGAAGACCAAAAGGAATTTGTTTCAAATATTGCAACAATTAAGGACGGTAAAGTTGGTTTTGATATTCCAAAAAATATAACCGATAAAATGGGGTTAACAAATATTCAAGATGGGTTTGTTAGTTTAAGTGATTTATCTGATGATCAAGTAGTTTTATTACAAAAATTACAAGAGAGCGCAGATAATGAAAAACCAATAGATATCGCAAGAAACCAATTCAATGAAACAACAAAAATACTTAATGTTGCTACAGCAATTTATTTACAAATATTGGAAGGGCAAAGGAAAGGCCCACTTGGCCAAGCTTACTATGATGGACTAAAAAGAACTTCTGAGATTATGGAGAAATTAAATCCAACAACTCAAAGTGGTGCTGAAATGTTTAACACATTTACGAATGAAATTGGAAAACAAGTTAACATGAGCCCAGATCAAATTCAGAAAGAAATAGAAAAATACATAAGTCCAGAAATGTTGGAGTTTTTTCAAAATGCGAAAGAAAAGGTTATAAATGCCCCAGATGAAATTAATTTACCTGAAATGTATGAGAGGTTAAAAAGAGAAATACAACCAATTGCTGAACCTCTAATAGATAAAGGTAAAGAATTCTTAAGAGAGATGGGTATAACAGTAAAAGTTGATTTGAATAGTAGTAGCCCAGAATTGGCTGAGGTATTTGTTGCAGAAATAAATAAAAATCCACGATTAAGATCAGATTTAGCACAAAGCATTTTCGGTAATAAGAAAGAGTTTGTTGCGTAATATTTTTTTATTTTATCTATTTATTAAGTAAAAGAATAGGATGCCAAATTATTTAAATTTTGATAGCACAAAAAGTTTTAGAGATGCTTTAATATCTAAAACACTACAAGCACCTAATGGTCCTCAGACCTTTAGTAAAACTTCCTATTCAGTACAAAATCTAAACAATTTAGCCAATAAAAATAATGGTGATGTTGTTGTTAATGATAGATATGATAGAGCATCATTACTAAAAGATACATATGCAATCAATAGATTTGGTCCAGAAAGCGACAAACAATTTGTTATAATTGAAGATGTTCAGACAGTACCAGCAATTGGTAATTTAGCATTATACCCATATTTTCAAATACAGGATGTTTTAGGTAGAAGTCTTATTGGGGCATTAAATTCAGAAAATTATGAATTTGAATCAAAATTAGCTCAGTTTTCAAATAGATATTTGAAAGATAGCCCAGACGGCCCAGTACAATCTAGAATTAGACAAAATTTACAAACAGCAACATTAGGTAGACTAAGGGTATTAGATGCTATTAATGGAAATACTGCAACAGCAATCAATATCATCAGAGGTAAAGAAAATTTAGTTGAAAAAAACTATAAGGTAACTGTTGCAAAATCTATTCCAGGTAAGATTGTTGATTTTGTTCAAACTGTTGCTGGAGTAGAATTTCCATTTTCTGAAATTCCTGGACAATATTTAAGCGATCCGGCTAATCCAATAAATTATAGACCAGAACCCAAAACAGCTGTTGGAGCATTTTTACAAGATGTTACTGGTGCAATAGGTTCTTTAATTGGTATACAAAGAAGACCAAAGAGATCTAGCAAACCATCTGACATCATGTATGAATATATGGGGTCCGGACAAAAAGATATCCTACACGATAATTTATCATATTCAACATATAAACCAGATTATACAACAGTTGCTAGATCACAACAATCAAGTAAATTGTTTAATTTTCCAAATGCTATTGCTCAAGGAATAAAAAATTTAGTTGGTGTAGAAGCACCAAGAGGTAATGCGTATA